CATCTCATTGTATGAGAATTCATCTACTGCTCTATATGTAAGTTTAGTGGATCTTTTTGCAAACTCTGCTACAAGTACATTAATTACATTTGGGATAATTGGATAAAACTTTAACTCTAATGCTGACTGATCTTCTTTTGTTAATATTTCTACAATATCTCTGTAATCATTGTTATCCTCTACTATGTAATCTGACTTGTCTATGATACCTTTTGCAAGCTTATAGTTCTTCATTAACCTACGGGCATTTCTACGGATCTGTACTAGACCTTTCCATTCTACCCAGTCTAGGTTCCAAGCAGCCCATTGCTCATCTTTTTCTTTTCTAGAAAGAAACTGTAATGGTTGTGTTATAGATGCTAATCTATTATGATCAGTTTTAGCTCCTTTTTTAGCTTGTATTGCATTTATTATTTGCATAGTTTTTACTTTAAGTTTTTAAATGGAGATTTTTTAAATCCTTGACCATTTGCAAGTTGACCTTTCCCCATGTGACGAAAGGGACTTCTATTTAATTTAAACAAATTTTCTGACTTTTGCAAGTTTTTAGCACTGTCATCCATAATAACTCTTTTGGCATAACCTCTATTAGATTGTTGTATTCTCATAAAGGCAACTAAAGCTGCAAAAGAAACTAGTCTATCCACATTGACACCTGCTGCATATTCTCTCATTTCAGTTAATAACATAGGATCTGGTATTCTTTCTATGCCATATTTAGTTCTTACTATAGTACCATCTGTTTTAGTTTCAACATCTAATTCTTCTTTAGTATATTCTATAGCATAATTAAGAAGATGTTGTTTAAATAAGGTTCCGGTATTCTTCCAACCATATTCCTGAAATACATTAGCATTAGCACCTAGATCTTTTAAGAACATGATCTGACTCTTAGGTACTAAAAACTTTTGTTTTTTTCTAGATATCATATATTGGATAAATAAAGAAATATTATTTTCTATAACTGTCCATGCATTATACCATTCTATAATTAATTCTAATCTCTGGTGAGTTTTATTTAAATCATCAAATCTACCACACCAAGCTGCTACAATTTTATCTGGTTCTATGTAAGTTTCAGTCTCTGTTCCAGTTACTTTTGTAACTTCTACTGGAGCTTTCATTACATATATAGAACATAATGATTCTGATGTTGTTGTTTTTCCTTCAGATACAGGGTCAATTGAAGCATAGTACTGTCCAAATGTTGGATCTTTAATTGGTCTTTCCCATACAACTAATACTCCTGTTTTATCTTCAGTTTTTTTAGTTATTGGAAACTCTTTAATAGGTTGTTTATTAGAATGTTTAACAGTAGGTTTACCATTTTCATCTGTAGAAATATCTAAAAATTCATATGAATATTCTTTTTCTTCAATTCTTCTTTGTTGTGCAGCTACAAGATGTGGAGGAAAAACAGATACAGATCTATGTGCAAAAGCTTCTTCAATATTTCTAGGATGCTGAGATATCCTTAACTGGTAGTCTTCTGGAGATAATTCATCTTTCCATTTAGCAAACTGTTCATCTAAAGCTTTTAATGATTCTTCTACAAGTGAATTACCATACTCATCAATGTAAGGAGGCATTGACCATTGTTCAGGAATAAATAAACCTGACAAACCTACAGTACCTTTAGAATCTATAAGATTAGTTTCAATACAGTAAATATCTTTTGATGTAGGATTAAGCATCATATCCTTTAATGGATTACATTGGGATAAATCTCCTACAGAACCTGCAGCAATAAACATTCCTGTAGTTGTTAAACCTGATCTCATTGCAGGTCTCATGTACTCATAAGTCTGATCCATCTTTGGTGCTATAGCAGCTTCTTCATGAAAGAAATATTTTACTGGTCCACCTACACCATTTGTTGGATCTTTTTCAAATGACATCCCCTGCATTGTACCTTTGAGACCAACTTCTGCTTTTCTATCTCCTTTTCTTACCTCAATCTTTTGTTGCCACATTAAAACTTTATCAGGAGACATAGGTCTATACCATGCAGTATGTTCATTTAAAAATGCAGCATATTCTGATAAAAATTTCCATGAACCTTTTTCATTTATATAATCTTTAAGACTAGCACCTATTTTAAGTGTTACACCTGACTCAAACCAAAGCTGATTAAGTAACTTAGATATATGAAAGTAAGAAGATGCTATCTGCCGTTTCTTTAGAATAGCAACATGTTTATAATTAAGTTCTGCAAGTAGTTCATACAGTGCCATATGATACTGAGCATCTCTAATTTTTGCAAAGTCAAACTTCTGTTGTTCTTTATCAAAGATTGGTAAAAAGTTTAACCACATATAGTAGTCTCTTGTAATATACCATTTCTTGGTACCTTTTTTATAAAAGACTCCTTTTCTACATCTTTCTTTTTGATTGTCCCAATAAGTTACAAAGTCTTTAGATCTAAATGGAAATGTACAATATACATTTTGTTCTCTAAACTTTATTGCTTCTTGATTAAAAAGAAAACTTGTATCATCAAATTTATACTTTCCAGGTTCAGAAAATATTTCAAAAATAGAGTTAGAAAACTCTTCTCTAGAATCAAATGATACTGTTGTCCATGTACCATTATCCCAACAGGGTATGTCTTGATATATTTCACTCATAATTAAGAATCATATGCAAGACCCTGACCTCCTCTAACTTTACTTGATTGTTCATCTTGAAGATCTTTATATACTCCTTTAAATGATGCTCTAATCTGGTCAAAGTTTTTGGCTGCAGCTACTAGTGAATTAATATTACCATCTCTTCCTGCTGTAATCTGTGTAGTCTCCATGTATTTAGCTAATCTATCTAACATAGAGGCCATTCCTTTATATGCTCTTGATGTAGGAGTTTCATACATTTTTTGACAGAACTGTAAGGCAATAAAGATATCATCATCTTCTGTAGAAAATTCAGCATTTATTTCTTTTAGTATAATACTTTCTTTATCAATCTCAGGAGTATGAAAAAAAGGATTCAAATCTGGATTAGGACAAGTCATATAAAAAAGATATAAATATATGTTAAGATGATCTTCTGGATAGTTATCCATTATATCTTTAAGGGCTTTTAGTGTATAACAATGTTCTGTAGGAATAACCACACCATTCTGAACATCAAATAATCTTACAATCATTTCTTTTTTACTTTATGTTTATTATCATGCAAATAATGCATAATGCTTATTACTTCATCAACTAGATAAGGAACTGCAATTGGAAGTACTTCTTTTACAATTGGTTCATTATTATAATTAAGTTTAGCTATTGGATATCCCCATTTATCAACATCTTCTTGTTCAAATGAAATATGATGGATAAATATTCTTCCAGGTTTTAATTTAGGATTATGCTTAAGTATAATATACATATAAATACTTAATTGTAAGGCATAGTGATTAAAATTACAATCATCTAAATTATCTAGAGGTGGTAATAGTTTATCTGATTTACCTTCCCAATCTGTATATGATTCTGTTTTTATTTCTTTATTAGTTTTATAATCTATGATATTTACTTTACCATTTACTATTTCTACTAAATCTGATTGTCCACAAATACCAACTGATTTAAGATACATCATATGTTCAGGATATACTCCTGGTTCTAACTTTTGTATAGAAGCATATTTTATGCCATCTTTTTCTGGTAGTGGTGAAAATATTGGAATTGTAAAACCTTCTCTTTCAATAGATGCTAATGCACATAAGTCAGTTTCTCTTTGGTTATGATAGTAAGTTCCTAGTGTAGTTGCTCTTGTAGATTCAGCATTCCATATATTTTGAATTTCCTCTGGTGATATACCATACCATTTAGATTTTTTATTTTTAGAAACTTTTTCAGCAACTTTTTTAGCATCAAAGGGTTTCTTAAAATGAGAAACAAGAGTTGTCACACTAATCCAGTCTATACCTTCAGTGTTTATACTATTATAACTATGATCTATGGCATTAAATGTAATACTCATAATGCATCAAGTTTATCTTCTTCTTCTTGACTCATAATTGCTTCCCACTTTGCACCTTCTGGATGAGGACAAGATGAAGATAAAGATCTAGTTTTAAATGTTAAAGAACATCCACATTCATTGCAGCATGGAGCAGTACCTTTTACTGCACATTTTTTTCCTTTAAGTTCACAATTATTGCAGACCTCATATCTCATTTTTGCTACCTCTTCTACAAACTCATCTCTAATGACAGAATTTTTAATTCCTTCAAATATTCCCTTTCTATTTTCCCAAAGTGTTTTCAGTACTGCTTTCATATTTGGTTTTTTTAAAATTTGTTTTTTTAAGTTCTTGTTCTGTAATTTTTTGTTCTAATAAAATTAAAAGGTCTAGTTTAGTTTCTAAACTTTTTTTATTATAATAAGCTGCAAAAGTTGAAGTATCATGGCTTTGTAAAATCTTAGTGTATCTTGGTATAGCATTTCTTACAAGTTTTGGTCTTGCAACAAATTGTCCTAAGCCTTCTACATTAATTCTTGGAAAAACTAAATTACTCAATAACTGTCTAACCTCATTATAATAAAACTCTACCAATTCCTCTACTAAAATGTTTGATATATCTAATTCTTCAGATACATCCTTATAAAGTTTATTGGATTTCTTTGGAATCATTTCCTAAAAATTTGTAATCTAATAATATAGTACCCTCAGTTTGAATTTTTAAATCTGGATTAAGAAATATTATTTTTTTATTTTCTTTATCTTTTACAATAAGATTGTTT